TGCATAAGCAGCAAAGTTTCGTCGGGATGTGTATTTTCGTCGGTTGTATACTTCGTCGGTTTGTGGATCAAAAAATAGCAGCGAACTATTTTTGAGAATTCACGCCGGAAAAGCGATCAAGAATATCATTGTATATTCTGACAGCGATTTCCAACGGATCGGCGGTATTGTAGGCTTTTTCATATTCACAGGAAAGATAAGGGAGCATAGCAACCGTCAAGGCTGCGGCGCTCATTTCTTCCGAAAATACAATATTGTCTATTACCATACGCGATCACATCCTTTCGTAGGGCGACAATCACATTATATCAGAAACAAATAAAAAAATAAAGAAAATAAAGAGAAAAACCACACACCGACGAAAGGAGACACGACATGACACAGTACACGGTCAAATATGACTTAACAGAGAAAGAAGAAGAAGCCCTGCGGGAGTTACTGCCATGCTATCAGCAGTATATAGCAAAGGACGGCAGCAGACCTTTTGAAAAATACACGCTGACAGATGTTTTTCAATCGCTGATGTACATAGGCAGCAGGCACACGATCTGGCGACATATAAAGGAAGAACAGTTCAGACAGAATCTGATCGACATAGATCAGCTGATCGACGACAAGTATTTGACCATAGCAGAGAGAAACGCACACACCGACGAAGGGAGCGAAGACACATGGAAGAAAGAACAATGACATTCAGCATAAACGGTGATTTTATCACACGGCTGGCGCGGGAGAAGTGCCACTATGAAGGGAAGATGGAATATGCAATGAATCTTTTGGAAAGTTGCCTTGAATCCGACGAGATCACAGACAACGAAAGAAAAGGACTGGCTTTTGCGATTCTGGATGGGCGCGCAGAGGTAACGGGGACATATCCGGGCGACGATTACAGATTCCATTATCTTGATCAGAGGGATGAACAGTGGAACATTGCAAGAACACTTGAAAAGCTGCACGAAAAAGCGGAGCAGGCAGAAAAGGAACTGCACCAAGTAGAAGAAAAGCTGGGGTTTGTTGCAAGTGGTTATATGTCAAGCTGGGACAGGAGAGAAGCCCAGAAGCAGTACATGGAAGAAACGGGTGAAAAGCTATTCGTCAACATGGAAGAAGAAAGAGAAAGCGCCGGAAGCACCCTTCTTGATTCTTTCATAAAGCGCATGAAGTCAGAAACCGACGACGATTACGGGTGGCTGGAGCCGAACGGGACTTTTCACCCGGTAGAATTCGGGGAACACGAAAGCTGGGCGACAGATCACGTCGCGGAGTTTTACGGAGACGAACACGAAGAAAAGCAGCAGGAAGCACGCAAATACATTTCATACGGAGATTTTTTGACAGATCGCGGCTGGGTGCTGCTGCATAACCCGTCACAGGGAATCGCGATCCCGACAACTTCACCGGGAAAGAGATACACAAAAGCGCAGAAGGAATTTTTGTATCAGTATTTCATAGACAGGAATTGCGAAAAAGAAGCGAATGAGATCTGGGAAGCTTAAACACACCGACGAAAGGAGCGAAGACACATGGCAGCAGGAAAAATCAAGGTAACAGAAGCAGCAGCACTGCTTCACGTTTCGGATCAGTTCGTCAGAATCGGGATGCAGCGCGGGATCCTGCCGATAGGAACGGCGCTGAAAATGTCAACAAAATGGACGTATCAGATCAGCGAAAAGCTGCTGGCAGAGTACAGCGGCGCTGATGTGGCAGCAGAACTGGAGCAGATCAGATCCGGGATATAGGGGGCAAAAAATGGAAAAGAAAATATTTTACACACTCCAGCAACGAAAAGGCGTAAAAGGAGTACGGAAGGAATGCGGGTACGAACTGGAAATTGCAACAAGAAAATTTTACGGATATGTGAGCGCAGACCAGACTGTATACATAATTGATCCGAGAAACGGGATCGCAATAATGAGTTGCGACACTGCTTTGATTTGCGACGACGAGATACTGCGAGAAGAAAAAGAAATTGAATGTATAAAGTATGTGGCGAAGCGCGCAATAGAAAAAGGCATCATTGAGAGATTAAAAGAAAAAGAAAAGAAAAAATCGTACAAGCTGACAATAAGAGCATTCAAAGCGTTTGTGAAGGCTGAAACACTTCTGGAAAAGCAGAATGCGGAAGTACTGAAAGAACTTGCGAAAGGGGAAAACGCATGAAAGAAAAACAAGGATTCGGGGGGGCGAAACGGAAGTGATTAAAATACTTGAATTATTTGGCGGTATAGGATCCCCACGCTGCGCACTTCGCAATATAGGAATACCAGTGAAAGCGATTGACTATGTAGAAATAGACGAAAAAGCAGTCAGAAGCTACAATGCAATGTTCGCCAATGAATTGCCGTACAAGACGCAAAGCGTAGTCGGATGGAATTTGAAGCCGGACATTCTGATACATGGTAGTCCGTGCCAGGATTTCAGCATTGCCGGGAAACAGAAAGGGGCAGATGAGGGATCAGAAACACGGTCAAGCCTTATGTGGGAGACGATCCACATTATTCAGCAGATGGGCGTATGGAAGCCAAGATATGTGATTTGGGAGAATGTGAAGAATGTACGGAGCAAGTACATGGTGCATAACCATAACAGATACATGGCAGAAATGGCAAAAATGGGGTATACCAGCAGCTACGAGCTTTTGGACGCAAGAGATTTTGGCATTCCCCAAGCAAGGCAAAGATATTTCACCGTATCAGTTCTAGGAAGTGAATATTTTGAATTTTCCGATTTAATACATACACCAATGCGGAATATATGGGACTTTATACAACCAGACAATGAAGTTGCCGATTGGTACACTATAAATTCCAAAAGTCTGAAAGCAAGAATAGATCCAATGAATTTTGATAATGCACCGATCGACAAGCTACCTGTGATAAAAAACTACGCAATGACAATATCCACAAAACAAAATCGGTGTCCAAACAGTGGAATTATTCAGAGATCAGACGGATCATGGCGTCTACTCACAGAACTTGAATGCTGGCGCCTACAGGGATATACAGATAAAGATTATTACAACGCATTAGCGTCTAATCCTAGTAAACAAGGGTGCAAAAATGGTGCGTTATACAAACAGGCAGGAAACAGCATTCCAGTTCCGATTTTTGAAAGTATATTCAGAAAAATAATTTTGAACGAAACGGAAAAAGAGGGATCGCATGACAACAGTAGACGATATATTGCAGCTGATTGAGCCGTCCGACAGGCTGCGGATCGTAAAGGACGGAAAAGACCTTTTTGTCGGCTATGTCGGAGCATACAAGCTGGATTCAGAAAAGCAGCTGCAAGATACCTTCGGAAGCTGCGAAGTAAAGAAATTCAGAGCAGTGCCGGAATTGCGGCACAAGGACTGGAAGAAACGCGGGCTTGCATCACCGCTGAAACCGGATGAAACGCCGGACTATTACTTCGCGGATCTGCAATCAACGCTTTATTATACAATCCACATCTAAGCACAGAAAGGAAGGAAAGCAAATGGCTGTATGGGAAAAAGAAGGATGGGGAACAACGAACGACTGCTTGCAGATGGTCGTTGATAACTACAAAACACAAGGAACAACCGACAGACATTCAGTGAATGCGCTTGAAAGCTACTTGCGGAGACTTACGCCGCCAGCTTTCAAAGTCATGTTCGAGCATAGCAGGACAACCACAGCACAGATGATCGCAGACGTGCTGGGAGTTGACAAGCTGCTGGACGTTTACAACGTATTCATGCAGGAACCGGGAAACACAGAAAACGCACGCGAACTGCGGGAACGGATTGAAAGACTGGAGCAGCAAAACAGAAACCTTGCAAAAGATCTGTCAGAGCAGAGAGACGCAACGCTGGAGCAGGAAGAAGAATACAACAAAGAAGCTGTAATCTGGCGAGAGACAGAAGAAAAACTGAAAGAGCAGGTCGAAACTGCCACAGCGCAGCTGGAAAAATCAAAGATGGAGATCGTAAGACTGAAAGCGGAGATCTACGACATTCTTTCAAAGAATGGCGATATTTGAAGAAAGGAGAAACAAAGAAATGAGCAAAAACAATGCAGCAGGAATTGTCGGGATCATCACGACGAAGCCGCGCGTAGTTATGGACGCGCCGACATGGGCGCAGAAAGTGTATGAAGCGGTACTGGAGTATAGACGCCCAAGCGGAACGAAAGACAAATTTTTCGTTCAGTTTCCGGGGCAGGCAGCAGGGACGAAGAAAGCACTTTTGAACATCAAAAAAGGAAAAGAAGTGCTGATCGGCGGCGAAGTAAGAACACAAAACATGGACAACCCAGAGCCGCACGAACCACGGGTGAAAATCTGCATCTATGCAAAAGTGATCGCAGTAAACGATCCACCAGCTGATCCACAGAACGAAGTCAAGCTGTGCGGGCATATCTGCAAGGATCCACGGGTAGCAACGGCACGCTTCGGGAAAATAGCAGTCACAAGCTTTATTGTGGCGGTAAACAGCCACCACGGCGCAGATTATATCCCTTGCGTATGTTGGCGAAACGTTGCGGAAGCTGCGGCAAAGCTGAAAGTCGGGGCGTATGTGGAAATTACCGGACGCATGCAGTCCAGAGAGTACAAAAAGAAAATGCCGGACGGAAAGCCGCCATACCTTGCCACAACGCACGAAGTATCAGTCACACAGCTGGGATTCGCAGAAGGTACAGACGAACAGAAAACAGAAGGGAGCGAAAAAACATGTTAAAAAGACCAACAATAGGAATTGTACTGGATGAAATGAGCAGACGCCAGACGGAAGAATTCATGCGTTTTATCAGCGGAATGTCCGTGAAGAAGGATTCTATCTTCATTCATGCGGCACGCGGACGGATCAAAGAGCAGGAAGAAGCAATGCAACAGTTCGCAAAACTGGCACAGGAAGCGAGACACGCGGAAGACCGGGAAAGCGTATTCGCAAAAACCGGACTGGCAGCAGGCTTCGCAAATGGGATCCTGCGCGCCGGACTGATCACAAAAGACGAACTGGCACAGTTGGTGGACGTGCTGAACAAAGCAGGAAGCGACAGACTGGCAGAACTGGACGCAAAGAGAAAGTCTGTATTTCACCGCATTTTCAAAGGGGCTGTCTTATGAGCGCCGCAGAATACCGCAAGATCATTGCAGTAGACTTCGACGGAACGCTGGCAGTCACGCAGTTTCCGACGATCATTGAACCGAAGTGGAATGAAATTGCAATTTGCAAGGCACTGAAAAAGCAAGGCTGCATTTTGATTCTGTGGACATGCCGCTGCGGGGAAGATCTGACAGCCGCGGTCGAATGGCGCAAGGAACATGGGCTTGAATTTGACTATATCAACGAGAACGTGCCAGAGAATGTGGAAAAGTGGGGCAATGACAGCCGAAAGATCTTTGCACATGAGTACATAGACGACAAAGCCACAAACCCGGTCAAGGAACGAGCGTGGATCCGGCGGCTGCGGAAAGCAAAAGCAGAAAAGCTGATCCCGGCTGTGATTGCGGTTGCATCAATATTCGCTGCATACGGAGTGATTGCAGCATTAAATCTTTTATTTTGAGGAAGGAGACAAGAAACATGGCAAAAGGAGAAAGCAAGACGGGAAACTGCCGCTTTTGTGGTCAGAGTTCGATCATAGAAGGTGGCGCAGACATGACAGCGCCGCAGCTGGAAGAAGCGGCAACAATGCAATGCACATGTGAAAAGGCTATGGCATACCAAGAGACGGCGAACAGAAGAACCGTGGCAAAACAGAGAGCAGAAGAACTGTTCGGAAAAGACGCTGGAGAGTATGCACAGCCGGATGATACGCTGGCATACATTCTGGCAGGAATTGACCAAGTATGTGACAAAAAAGCAAAGCAGATCATTATTACTATCAAAACGAGCCTGCGCGCAAGAATCATGCAGATGGCAAAGGATAAGATCAAGATAGTTCGCGAGACGTCCAACACAGACGAGTTCACACAGTAAACCATACAGCCGGAATCTGACGGCATATCACAGCAGACACGATCCACAACCGACACAAAAAAGAAGAATGGAAAAGAAGAACGCCGCCCGGAACTGCAATTCCGAGCGGCGAACCGTACAAACAATATAAAAATAAAACGTTAATAAAAGTATAGCGTTGTACGGCGAAAAAGTCAAGAAAATAGCGGCATTACAGCCGCTTTTCACACTTGATAAGTTTATTATTCCAACGACAAACAGGGGGGATCAGCAATGCCGTACAAACATGAAATATGCAGAGCAGGAAAAACAAAGCAGCACACGTTTTATTATGCAGTCAGAACCGACACAAAGGAAGGGAGCAGAAGACAGAAGGAAAACAAGACCTGTGAAGCACAGAAGAAGGTAAACAGCAGACAGGCAGTGAAAAAGCTGACATGGATCCTAAATGCGAACTACGACGGAACATCACTGTACATCACATGGGAATACACGAAGGAGAACCGCCCAGCCACAAAAGAAGCACTACGGGCAGACGTTGACAAGCTGCTGCGGAACATTCGCCGGATATACAAGAAAGCCGGGAAGGAAGCAAAGATCGTCTGGGTTCCAGAAGTAGGGGAGCGCGGGGCGGTACATATCCACATGACACTGAACGCCATAGACACGCAGCTATTGAAAAAGTGCTGGGACAAGGGGTGGATCACCATAAAACCCATGGACGACAACGGGCAATACAGGCGACTTGCAGAATACTTTGTGAAATACTCTGAAAAAACCATGAAAACATGTGAAGGGTTTACGGGCAGAAGATACAACAGCAGCAAAAACCTTGTGATCCCAGAGCCACAGAAAAAGACAGTTTCTTCAAGAAACGCATTCAACCACATTGTCAAGGTTCCTTCGGGTTGGTATCTGGACAAAGACAGCATACGGGAAGCATGGCACGAAGTAACAGGCTTTATGTACTTCACATACACGCTAATCTATGACGGACGATACAGGAAGCAGGATGAATCAGAAAGTTATTTGCTGAATCTGGAGACTGGGGAAGTAGAAATAACAGAAAAGCTGCAAAAGGCAGCAGGAAGGAAATAAACATGGGACTGAATACAGGATATTTGAAAGCGGCAAGGACGGAAGAGGGCAACGAACAGTACACGCCGTTCTATGCGGTCGATCCGATCACAAAATACATACCGAAAACGAAAAAAATCTGGTGTCCGTTCGATTGCGAATGGTCAGCGTACTTCCAGACATTCAAGCGGGGGGGGTGGCAAGTCGAGCGTAGCAGCATAGACGACGGGAAGGACTTCTTCACATATCAGCCGGAAGACTTCGACGTGATTGTGAGCAACCCGCCATACACGCAGAAAGACAGAGTGATCGAAAGACTGTACGAACTGGAAAAGCCGTTCGCGGTATTGCTGCCGCTTAATAGCTTGCAGGGCGTTGGTAGATACAGGTATTTCAAAAACGGGATCCAGATTCTGACATTCGACAAGCGGATCGGGTTCCACAACGCAGAGAGCATGGAAGAATACAAGAAAGGCAGCAGCTTTGCAACGGCGTACTTCTGCAGGGACATATTACCGCGTGATCTGATTCTGGAAGAATTGAGAGAATACAGAAAACCATTGAAGGAAGGTGAAAAGAGCAATGACAGAACCACAGCAGAAAGATTTTGAAGAACTGCTGGAGCAGCTGAAACAGGAAGAAGAAACTTGCGAAAGCTGCCCGGACAGAAACGCACCAGCGGACAGGTGCGAAGGATGCGGCACACATGGGAACATACAAGATCTTGAACAGCTGATCGAAAGCATGAAAGAAGGTGAAAAAGGACAATGAAAGCAAAGTACAAAGCAGGAAGACCAGAAGACAATCTGACAGTCGGGAAGAAGTATGACGTTGAAGACGTTAGATGCAAGAAAGGGTTTGAAGCGTCGGAAGTATACTTGAAGAACGACAAACAGCAGAAATGCTGGTACAGCGTGGAACTTTTCACAATGTACGCAGAATCAGCGCTGCCGCTAAAAATGGGAGCAGCAGACGCAGCACTGGGAGCAGCCGCGCTGGCAACACCGGAACAGCCGGAAGTAGCAATCAAAACTGCATTCGTGGACAGCGAGAGCATACAGCAGGCGTTATCGCGGCAAATTGCAAAGAAAATGCGCGACACAGGATTGATGTACGGAGCATAAAAGCAGGAAGGAGCAAAAAGAATGTACGGAAATCTGAAACGCGGAGAAGACACGGAGCAGATGGGCGTTATTGACTGGGCGAACTGGAATTTGCAGAGGTTCCCAGAATTGAAAATGCTTTATCATGTGCCGAACGGTGGAAAGAGAAACCCGGCAGAAGCGGCGCGCTTCAAGGCAATGGGAGTGAAAGCAGGCGTCCCAGATCTGTGTCTGCCAGTACCCATGAACGGGTACGCCGGGCTGTATATCGAAATGAAGTACGGCAGCAATAAACCGACGGAAGCGCAGAAAGAATGGATCAAGAACCTAAAGGAATACGGCTACAAAGTGACGGTATGCTATGGCGGCACAGAAGCAACAGCAGAACTGGAAGCGTACTTGCAGGGCAGCAGAACAATTCTGACAGATCCAATGAACGAAAACTGCAAGCCGCAGAAGCGCATTGAAATATATTGCAGCAGCGAGGACACGGAAAACATAAGATCAGCGCTGTGCATGGCAGCAGCGAAAGGATCCTGCGTATTCGGTAGTGATTTTGTACCAGAGTGCTGCATAGACAGTCCAAAAGCGGAGACACACGAAGACTGCTGCGCATGTGTCCTGCAAAATGTCGCCTTTGCGGAATACGATTGAAGGTGGCAGGATGCCGAAAGCAATAATTGACTGGAATTCAAAAAGACGGCGTTTTCCGTACATGTGCGAAGTCTGCGGGAAGAAATACGGCGACAAGAAGCAGGCGAAGACATGTGAATGGGCTGACATGAACGGAACGAACAGAAAAGCAGCATATCAAAACAAAAAGGCGAAGGAAAGAAGGAAAGACCATGAAAACAATAGCGGTGATCAACTTAAAAGGTGGTGTCGGGAAGACAACGACGGCAGCGAACATGGCAACGCTGCTGGGGACGAAGTACCAGAAAAATGTATTACTGATAGACAATGATCCACAGGGAAACGCAAGCCAGTTCTTTGACTGCTACAGAAAAGATGAAAAATGCGGAGCAGCAAAGATACTTGACAGAGAAAGACCGGGGATTTTCACTGACGTGGCAGCAGGCGTGGATCTAATCAACGCAAATATGACGCTGCTAGAAGCAGACAACGAACTGCGAACCAGTGAAGACAGGCAAGACAACCGTTTTGCAGAGTACATGGAAAAGGCGGCGTCAATATATGACTACTGCATCATTGACAACCCGCCAGCAATTCTGATGTGTACAATCAACGCGCTGTGCGCTGCGGATGAAGTAATTATCCCAGTGCGGCTTGATAACTGGTCGATCGACGGTGTGGAAGTGATAACGGAGCAGATCGAAACGCTGAAAGCACTGAACAGCAATTTGAAAATAGCAGGAATTTTGCTGACGGACTACAAAAAGTCAATCGAAAATGAAGCAGCGGAAGAATGGCTGCGGAAGAACTGCAAATACAACGTATTCAGCCGCAGGATCAGACACAGCGAAAAGGCAGTGGCAGCAACATATTACAAACAGCCGCTTGAAACATATTCGCCAAGATCCGCAGCAGCGACAGATTACAGAAAATTCATGGAAGAGTACACAGGCACAAAGAAAGCGTGAAAGGCAGGGAAAGGAAATGGCAGGCTTTGACATCACAAAGATACTGAACAAACAGACAACCGCACAGACCGAAAACGCAGTCACAGAAGATTTTGAGGAAATCAAGCTGGACTACGGAAAAATTGTGATCACAGGGAAAAACAAGTACAGCATGAACGACATTGAAGATCTGGCAGCGGGAATCGAAATGGCGGGCGGGCTGCTGGATCCGTTGATCTTGGGACGCGTCAACGGAGAATACAAACTTGCTGGCGGTCACAGAAGATACGCAGCAGTAGATCTGCTTGTGAAGGACGGGAAAGAAGAATACCGGGAAGTACCTTGCAAATACAAGGACATGACGGAAACAGAATTCAGACTGTACATGCTGATCGGGAACACATTCAACAGGCACTACACCGATTATGACAAGATGGTTGAAGCGGAAGAATGGAAAGAGGTCTTGACGCAGGCGAAGGAAGAAGGATCTTTTCTGCCGGAAAAAGGCGTCCGCGTCCGGGACTACATAGCAAAGATCATGAAGACGTCGGCAGCAGTCGTGGGAGACTGGAACAGGATCAACAACAACGGAACAGATGCACTGAAAGAACAATTTGAAGCCGGAACAATCGGAGTGACGGCGGCAGCAGCGGCAAGCAGTCTGTCAGAAGAGGAACAGAACGACATTGCAGAGCGTGCGGCAGCAGGCGAAGACATAAAGGGAACCGAGATCAAGGAAATGATCGAACGGAAGAAGGCTGCGGCAGCAGCGCCGGAAGAAGACACAGAGCCGGAAGAAGCAACCGGAGAGCAGGAAGAAAAGACAGAAGAGGAACACACAAAAGCCACACTGGCACAGATGCAGCCGTCGGCGTCGGATACCGACACAACAGAAGAAGAAAAAGAGAATGCGCGGCGCCTGCATGCACTGAAAATGCTTGAAAAATACTACATCTACTTGAACGAAGACGATCTGCGCTGCCTTGAAGCAATGCTGCAAGATTGCAAGCGACGCAAAATGGAATACGGGGCGCTGGACTGCGGATCTACAATTTGACGAAGGGAGACGAAACAAGGTGAATGGAATTGAAGTGACAGTCAACATCAATCTGAATGGCGAGAAGGTGGCAGGAATTACAACCGGGGAGCAGGCAGCAGAAACGCTGCCGCCAGGAGACGTGGGGCGCGAGGTAACACAGGAAGAAGAACAGCGCTTCGCCGTAGCGTCAGATCTTGCGAACGTGTGCGAATATCTGGAAGATTCAGAAGTAATTAAAATACGTCTGATCGTGAACAAGGCACAGGCAAGGAAGGACAGAGCAGAGAAAGGGGACGAAAAATGACGCAGCATACAGCAGCGATTGTCATTGCAGCAGTTATGGCAGCAGGCGTGATGGTCACGGCAACAACAGCAGCCGTGGCAGCAGTAAAAGCATTACGGGACTATATGAAAGAGAGGGACAAGAAGAATGAGACATGGATTGATCCAAGAAGTGACAGAAGCCATTGAAAACGAATTATCAGCAGCAAATAAGGCGTTCCCCGGATTTAACAGTACGCATGAAGGGTATGCAGTAATTCTGGAAGAAGCACAGGAAACGGAAGACGAAATGCGGAAAACGGGAATGAATCTGAATGCACTGTGGCAGGCAACGCGGATGAATCAGTCACCGAAGCAGATCAGAGAGATTGCGGAAGCAATACGGGAAAGCGCACAGGCAATGGCAGCAGAAGCAATACAGACAGCAGCCATGGCAGAAAAGCTGATCCAGTACACGGAAAGGCAGGAAGAATGAACGCGGCGGCAGTGATAGCGATTGCGGCAGCAGCATTCCTGTATGCGGAAGCGGCAATCGGGACAGGGTACTACATGTATTTGATTACCAGAAAGAAGACGAAGCAGGACGCGACAAAGGAAGAACGAAAGCAGCTGACAAGATACAGCATAATTGCTGGCGTAGCATTCCCGGTCACGTTTGCAATATTATTCGCTGCAAGGGCAGCAGAAAGGAAGTAACATGATCAACTACACTATGGTAATTATGACAGCCATCATCTGTGCAACACTGGTGCTTATGGCATGGATCGGACGGAAGAAGTAAGAGGGAAGAAGAATGAACAAAGTTGACTTGACAGGAAGACTGACAAAGGATCCGCAATCGCGCTGGACGAACGGGCAGGAATCGCAGGAACAGATCTGTATTGTACGCTTCACACTGGCAGTGAACAGACGGAAGAAGGATGCAGGTGCAGACTTCATATCATGCGTAGCATTCGGGAAGAGCGCGGAAAGTCTGGAAAAGTATTGCAAGAAAGGAACAAAGCTGGAAATTTCCGGTCGAATACAGACGGGCAGCTATACCAACAAAGACGGCGGCAAAGTATACACAACAGACGTCATTGTCGAGGAATGGGAGTTTGCAGAAAGGAAAGATCGGAAGAGCGTCGAGTAGG